CAACAAATAGAGCAAGAGAGACTAGAAGCACTAGAGGAGTATCAGAATAGATTAAGTGGGATAAGTACATCTTTTAATGACTACTTTACTACTTATGATATGAGTGACCTAGAGGAGGTTCAGTATCGTATAAGAAATATAACTTCAGAGCTAGGAATTGCAGGAGGAGTTAGTATAGATAACTATACTTCTGTATTAGCCTCTATTCCTGAAGAACAACTAGATAGATATGAAGAGTTAGGCTCTCTATTGCAACAGCAATATAATTTAGAAAGACAAGTTGCACAAGAGAGACTAGATAGCCTAAAAGAAGAACATGAAGAGCTGTTAAGCATTAAAGAATCAATACAGTCTAATATACAATCTCTTATAGAGGGAGAAATTTCTAATATTAGGGAAGATTACGATAGTAGGGTTTCTACTTTAGATTCTATAAGGACCACAAGAGAGGATTATACGCCAACGCGAACTATATATAGTGCTGATATATATAATGCGATAGGAAACTGGTCCTATGAGGCAAACGATTCTATATTGCAAAATATAAAAGATTGGAATTCTCAACAAATCGCCCTAGTCCAAGCTGAGAATGAGGCTAAACGCGAAGCTTGGGAAGCTGAACGGCAAAGGCTCCAAGATATTGAAAACGCTCGGGTAGAGAGCCACAATGCGTGGGTAGATAGGGAAAATGAGAAAATACGCATCAACAACCAACTCGCCGACCAAATCGAAAATATGAAAGAGTCCGTACAGGACGCTTTCACAGATATATATGCTTCTACAGTAGAGCAAAAGCAGGAGCGAATAGAGGAGGCGATAGTTCAAAAGGATTTCGACAAAATCTCATCTCTCTATAGTGGTTTGGTTTCTTCCACAGAGGGGATGAATGAGGTAGCTAGGTTTTTGGAACTTTCCAAAGCTCGAAACCTTGTAGATGGGATTCAAGCTCCAACCCGAAGAGATGAACTTAAGCATATTTCAGCTCGAACTATAGAGATAGCCGATTACACTTCATCTATAGAAGATGAAGAGAAAGAAATCAACAAACAGACTGCAAATATGTTGGAGATGTTGGAGAGGCAGAATGAAGAAAACCTTCCAAATGTGGAGGAGCAGATAGCACAGCTTCGAGATACATATATAGAGTTTTTTGATAGTAGCTCAGACTTCTATCAGTTCCTTGAAAGGGGAGCGACTGAACTGACATTTCAGCAGAGAATGGATGAGCAAATCCAAGCATATCGTGAAAATGAGTCCAAACTCCAAACCCTCGAAATGCAAATGATAGAGACCAACAACAGACTTGGAAATAGTTTTGATAGTTATGCCTCTGCTACTCTAAATAGAGTAGATACGAATACAAATAGCATATCTGCACTGGAGAAGAGGCTCAATGACCTTGTAGCAGAGCAGAAAAGAGCGAATGAACTCGCCCAAAAAAATCTTGAGGCTCAAAGGGAGGCGAATGAGTTGAATAGCCTTGCTCTCAAGGAGGCTGAAAAACAAACCTCCCTTTCAAATAGCCAACTTGTGGTTTCAATGGAGAACTCATGACGAAACTGAAAAAAATAAATATGCAGGAGAAAGAGGTATTTTCCTCGCTTGAGAATATATATGATGATTGGGTAGAGGGGCAATCCTACGATTTTGAGGCTAGAGTTGTATATCAAGATGGGGTATATGTAAGTGGAAAAAAAGAAAATACAGCTATTCCTACCGATACACTATCTTGGATATTTGAAAAGCCCTCAAATCGTACAGGGCTATATGACAACTATCCCACCACTACCTCCAAAAGCACTCAAGAGATTGTATTGAGATATGAAAATCTAAATATTATATCTATGCTGATATTGAGCAATATTGTAGGCTCAACTCTCCATATCACTCTCAAAAAAGCCAATGGAGATATTATATTAGATAGAGAGATTGACCTCGTGAAGTATGAAGAGCCTACCGACTATTGGGAATATTGCTTTCTTTTTGGGGAGACAACTACTATTAAAGATTGGATAGAGCAAATAGAGACGGTAGAGATTGGGCTTTCATTGGAAATCCGAATAGTTCCCAATGGGGAGGGGGTCGCCTCCATAGGTTTCCTAGCTGTGGGTCGATTGGTTAGAATAGGCTGTATTGAGGCAGGATTGACGATTGATAAACAGCCTATTATTGAGGTTGTTCGAGATAGCTCTGGGAGGCTAATTCAGTTTGGGGGGAATGGGTGGAAAAAGTACAATTTCACCCTCTTCTACAATTCAAGTCAAGAGCTATATGAGAGCATGAAAGATTTTGATGAGAAAGATGGGGAGCTGACCATCTTCATCGGAGATGATATAGGGGAAATCCTGATATATACGGTGATGGGGGTATATATGGGATATTCGATAGATGTTGTAAAAGGGACACTTTCATTTTCGGTTTTTGCCGTTGATACATATTAAAAAAAAGGAGAAAAAATGAGCATACCATCAAATCCACCCCCACCACTTCCTCCCCATCGGGAGGCAGAGGGGGCAAATGAGACAATATTTCGAGAAAAAATGAATAATTTTCTCGATTGGATGTATGACTATTTCGCCAATAGTTTTTCAAATATATTGAGTTGGATGAATGAAACGATGGAAGCGGTACTAGGAAAGAGTGAGGAGGTGGCAACCAATGCCCAAACCGTAGCCGATATGAGGGGTGAAGTAGAGGGGATGAGAGACCAAATTTCATCTATGAAAAATGATATAGAGAACTTTGCAATCCCCGAAGAGACCACCTATACTGTGGAGGAGCTAGACGAAATATCAGCCTCCATATATTGTGAGCTTCATACGCTCACAGCAAACCAAGAAAAAATATCGATAGAAGGAGTGAATAGATGAGTGCTATCACAAGACTTGGCACAAACACATTGAGTATCTTGAGATTTTTGAGGGATTGGGCATCAACCACCCCCCAAGATGTGGAATATAGCTGGATAGATTTGGACGAAAATGGAAATGAGGTCACCACCACAACCACCCACCCAAACTTCATGAAATTCATGCAACAGGTGGGGATGAAGTACAACACGGAGACCAAAAAGATTGTGGGGATAGATGATATTCCCCTTGAAATTGACGCGACTACAGTCGGAGGAAAGAACCTCGACTACTTGAAATCGGTAGCAGGGGTTCGTTTCAAAATGCTCCTCGACACCACCGAGTTTCAAGGTTTCCCTGAACGGTGGATGTGGGGGGTCACTGGCGACAATGAGCTATATCATTGGGGGTATGAAAATCATTATGTGAACAATTTCGCAGGTGGAACAGGAGATAGCTACGGGCTGAACAAACTAGCTATTCCACTCGAAAAAGTTGGGGTGAGTATCAAAAGAGTAGTAGCCAACACTTGGGGGGGCTATGTTCTCTTTGAGGATGGTGACCTCTATGGAATAGGATACAATGGGTATGGACAGATGGGGGTCGGAAATACCACCGAACAACAACTACTAGTCAAAGTTCAAATCCCTATCCCAATAGTAGATATTGCATCAAGTTCACATGGGTATCACCAAGACCAAAATACCATATTGGCAATAGATGAAAATGGTGAACTGTGGGCATGGGGAAAAAATGGCTATGGGCAGTGTGGTACAGGAACGACTACAGATGTCTATACCCCACAGAAAATCACTATTGGGGGGCTGAATGATGATGAGAAGATTGTGAAAGCCTATGCGACAGGTACAAATGTCATCTCCACATATGTCTTGACCGATTTGGGGAGAGTGTTTAGTTGTGGTTGGAATGGAGATGGTGGAGCTTTGGGGCTTGGAGACACCACCAATCGGAGTGAGTTCAGTCTTGTTTCGGGTATTTTGGTGGGGGTGAATATTGTGAAACTCTCCACAGCTGGGGGAACTAGAAGTGGGGATAGTGGCTACTATAGACATTCCGTTCAAGCACTCTCGGCAGACGGGAGAATTTTCAACTGGGGGTATGGTGGAAACCATGAGCTAGGTCGAGGTGATACAAATTCATCTTCTACACCTCTCGAACTCCCAACGGCAGATTTTGATGGGCAAGTGGTAGATGTCATCTCTAGTAGAGCTTCTTGGACAAGCTATATCACCATCACAGACGCAAACAAAGCGTACGGTTGGGGAGGAAATGAATACGGGTGTCTTGGGGTTGGTCACACTTCAGATGTATATACTCCCACACTCCTTACCCTCACAAATGCAGATGGAACAGAGAATACATCAGGCATCAAAAAGATATTTTTTGGGGCAGGAAGTGGTACATATGGCTACCATCACAATGTACTTATCGTTACGAATGATATGAAACTCTTTTCGGCAGGGTATGGAGGACAAGGGCAAACTGGACAGAACAACACCACCTCATACTCAACTTTCCAACAAATCAGGTTTGATATGGTCGATAGGATAGTGCAGGTGTCAACAGGTGGCTATAGTTCAACTTGGGCTTGGTATATTTTGCTTGATGATGGTCGAGTTTTTGGTTGGGGTAATAATGACTACCAACAGGTACAAATCAACCAATCGTATGGATATAGAGCGTTGCCAACGCTGACAATTCAATAGGAGAATGAAATGGAAAAACTATATGTAGGGATAAACTACACGCAACAAGTTGGAGATATATCAGTTTGGAGCAATGGGGATGTGGTCGAAATCCTCGTTCAAAACAAAGACCTCTATCTCCCTTTTGTGGTGACTGATGCGAACCGTATCACCCAGTACCAAGTTTCCAAGGGGGAATATATAGCCCATTGTGAAAAAGCTATAGCCGACCTGTGCGACTCAAAACAGCTGGACGCAAAGAAAATCATAGCTGGGAAAGAGGTCACCATTGAACAGGATAGACGCTATCAAACCCTTGCGAAACATGCTCGGAACGCTTCGGGGCGAAATCGTGGGAAACTTCAACAGGTGGTGGAGCTATTGGAGGGGACGGCGTACGAGAAGAGTATAGAGGAGTTGGAGAGTACATCAAAATCTATGCTTCAACCATTCGCAGACATGGATGGGCGAAGTGTAGAGGAGTACGCGAACCGTATCATTGAGATAGAATATATATGGAGCTTGGGGATAGATACATTCCTACTTGTGATAGAGGAGTTCAAAAAGATAGCATATGATGTACTTGAAAAAAATGAATATACGAACTTTCAAAACTTTTGGGAGATGATGGGGGAGGCTGAAAATATAGGGAAACATGAGGGGGATTTGACCCCTGAAGAGGTTATCCAACTGGTGAGGGGGCAGTTGGATGAGTTAAAAGGTAAATATAGCTAAAACTAAACACTATCAGCCGATATAGCTAACAAAACAGCTATATCATTGATGGTAGTTATAGGAAAATCTCTCCATCTGTTTCATATTTTTTACTATCTTCTACACTATATAGATGAGTTGGTAAATCTTTTAGATATGTTTTAGTATTATCATTGTGTTCTATATAGAGTCCTTGTTTGTCCTCTTTTACTCTAAATGCTCTACTAAAATTATCTTCAAAAAAATTACTTTTCACTAAAATCCAACTATTCTTTTTTACTTTCATAATTTATCCTTAAAAATTCTCTAAAAATATAGAGGTCATAATAATCCTCTAGTTTTGCTTTTGCTTTTTCATTTCCTGATAAAGCTTTTTTGATATTTTTCTCTAATGTGGAGCGATTAAGGTTCAAAAGCTTAGATATTTCGGTGGTTTTTTTTGGATTGCTTATAAAACTATCTTTGGCTTTTATCATCTCTTGAAGATACTGCATTTGTTCTATAGCATTCTCTTCATCTATGCTCAAAGGGATAGCCCTACCCTCTGCATTGATTAGCAGAGGGATTTGGATGCTATTTTTTTGCATTTTTAAACATAGGGCTTACTGCCCATACTATAACTACTACGGTAACCAATATTGCTACACCTGTAAATACTGTATAAAATGTTTCCATTCTTCATTCCTTTTGTATATTTTTTGAGATAGAGGGGGTTAATCCTCTATCTCGTCACTATTCTCTTTGTGTTTTTTAGCTATATAGCCAAGACCTATGATACACATTATTACGCAAAATACCAAGATAAAGAGAATAAAGAAATTGCTCTCTTTACCACTTCTTATGTAGGCTATTGTTCCAACAAGTGTCGCTAACACTGTTGGAAATAGCATTCTCATAAACTGATTGTCCTCTTTTTTGCTCATTTTACCACCTTTATATTAAATATCTCATCAAAAGTCCGATTATTTCCTTTTGATATTATAATTATAGCGAATTTTTCGGATAATATCAATATAATTACGGAAAAAATCGGCTTTTTCTATAAAAAACTATAGTTGATTCATGTCTATTAATGTGCCTATTATTTATAAAATAGGAAAAGTTTTAACTTAAAATATATATAAAAATGTGTTCTTGTTAGTCTTATCGTATAATATCCATAAAAGATTGATTATACTATAATCCAACTCAAAAACGCCAAATAGCCAATAAATAACACTTTAAACAAATAAAAAATCAAAGTATGTCTATTTGTTTGTCTATTTCTCTTTTTCTCTTTAGTCTCATCTCCTCGTCTTGCTTGATGAACTTTGCATATTTCTTGAGAGTTGTATCCAGGTCTTTGTGTCCAAGCTGATTGCTAACCCATAGCATGTCGATATTGGGGATAGAAATCATAGTTGAGGCGTATGTGTGGCGAAGAGTATATAAGTTTTTCCCCTCTATATTACACTCTCTCAAGATATTTTTAAATTGCATAGCGATATGAGTGTGAGATGCAAATGGGGTTTTTGATACTTCGTTGACAAATATCTTTTCTCTTCCTCTTGTGAGTTTATATTGTGCATTGAGTGCATTGAGTGCGTTGGTATATATCTCTACTTCTCTGATACTATTTGGTGTCTTTGGTTTACCGTCTTTTGCCCTACTTCGTGTTTTGGTCACATATATCACTTCTCTCTTTAGGTCTATGTCATCCCATTCCAAAGCAATTATTTCACCTGGACGCATTCCTGTAGCGTACATAAATAGTATAAAGTTTCTCATCTGTCCTGTAGCTCTCTTTAGGATTTTCTCCATCTCCTCTTTGGTAAATGGTTCAACACTTTGTTCTATCTGCTCTGGAGCTAGATTTTTGAGTTTTCTTGGAGTTGGTATATTTAAAAAATGATTTTTTTCTATGATGTCAGCGTGTAGAGCTGATGTTAGGATTTTGTTGAATACTGAGCGAAGATTTTGGATGTATCCTCTTTTGTATCTCTTTTTTGTTATTGGACTGATGGCATTTAGTAGATTGTTTTGCCACTGCTCCAAGTCTGTTTTGGAAATGGTCGTGATAATTCGCTTTCCAAAGTATGGATAGATATGTCGCCAGCGATTATCTTTTATCCAAGAGGCTTCTGAGATTTTATTTTTCTCAAGCTCAAAAAAAAGAGTAGCATATTCATCAAGTGTGTACTCTTTTTTCTCTTCATTGATAGTAGGCTCTTCGCCCATCAGAAGCAGTAGGTCAGGTATAAGCTGTGTTTTTATGAAGCGTAGGTTCTCTTGGGTTACAGTTTTTTTTGTACTTTTTCTTATGCGTGTACCATCTGGTTTATAAAAGTCAAGATGATATTTGTTGTTTTTTACAAGTATGGTGAACTTTATGCCACCGTTTGTATAATATATCGGTTTGTTCTTCATCTTTTTCCTTTCAAAGCTTTAATCAAAGGCATTTTAAAACAATGCCCTCTATTAAAGATTTAAAAACTCTCGTGCTTCCTGGCTTGGTTGGTATTTCTCTCTTTTGACCTCCTTTGCAGGAGGATTGATTTTGAAATCAATTATCTTCAGAGGTATAAAGGTCAATTTACCTTTTGGCAAATAAGTGTAGTGAACCCCCTCTTTAAATGTACCGTTTTTAATGTAGTTGGTGATGGTATTTGGATGAACACCTAAAAACTTAGCAATGTTTTTTTTGTTGGTTAAAATTTGTGTCACAAAGGGCAAGACCACCTCTGCCCTTTGGAGTTGCTCTTTAAAGAGAGCTGTATCTACTACTTCTATTACTTTTGTCATTTTAGCTCCTTAGAACGGTTCATAAAGATACTCTTCAATATCTTTAGATGTTACTTCGTTTTTAATTATGATATCAGTGCCTGTTTCTAATAGTAGTGGCATAACTGCAAATCTCCCACGCTCTAAACGGTCATAGCCTTGCAGTATTTGACAAGATGATATCAAGATGTCGAATTCTTCAAATAGTTCCCATACTTTAAATATATACTCTTTATCAAAAAAAAGAGTATCGTCATCTTGACTATATTTAAATGCAATTATGTCATCTTGGTTTGTGAAAAAAAGTTTATTGATATGGTTATCTCCTATAAGAGTAAATTGATAATTAAATATTTTTTTTGTGTCAGGATATTCATCTATTTTATTAAAGTATAGAACATCCTGACCAGTTTTTAGATAGATTGTTGTTGCAGTGTGTAACATTTCTATATCTCTATTTTTTATCTCATCAATCCAATCTGCAGGAATTAGCAATTTTCTATATTTCATAGAGGTTTTTAGTTCAACTAAAAACCTTGTATTTGTTGCTGTTGCTGTTCCATTGACGATATATATGCAATCGAGAGTACTGTTTGGATTTCCTCTATCAGCAAAACCTCTAAGTTTTTCCAATACATCAATATCAAAAGAGTATTTTTTCCATTTTTTTTGTAAATCTTTTTCTTTCATTTCAAGTAGTATTTTTATCTTTTTTTGTATGCTGGTTAACTCTTCACTTTCTTCTAGCTCTATATGGATATTACCCCATCTATCTTCATCTTCATTTTCATGGAAAATCCACTTTTCTATATTCCCGTTATATTTATACACAATATCCCATATGTCTTTTTTGGTAATATTGATTGTAATCTCTTCTGTTTTTGTGTATGAAATCATTTTTTAACTCCCATATAAATCTCTCTAAACACTTTTTCCCCATATGCACCTTTATCAGTATAGATATAGGTTGCGTTGGTGGTTACATCTATTTTTAAAATTGTTGCTGTTTTACCTCTATGGGTATATGTTTGTCCTATCTCAAGCATTGCTTTCCTCCTTTTTGATTTTTAAAAATTCAAACATCTTGAATATCTCCTATTTTATCTTTCACTTTTTTCTTAGCAACATTCCAAGTAACTAAAAGTTTATAATGTTGCGACTCTGTAGAGTCTATTAGACCCCACTCTTCAAACAAAGCCACCCAATAATCTATTGAGGGTTTGTTTTTTTTGTTATATTTTATACTTTTAAATTTTGTCGGTGGAACAGCAGGACTATACAGAGATATTTTTCCACTATTCCACATTTCCTTAACTACTATCAACGGTGGGATAGATAGCAAATCCCAATCTCTCATATCTTCTATTTTTTTTAATCTTTGGTTGGCTTCTATGGCTTTTTTCCTCTCGGACAAAAGCATTGTGCCTACCTGAACAAGCTTGTCTTCTAGCTCTTTTATTTTTTTTTCTAGCTCTGTATTTTGGTTTGATTGTTGAAGAGCTATATCTAGCAATTTGTCAAATGAATTTTGACCGATAAGAACTAGATGATGAATATCTTGTCCTACCTGTATAGAGTAGAGTTTCTTTTTATAATGCACTTTATCTTTCTCTACTTTTACATTATTGGTATCAATTACTTCTATTAGGCTGTCGGCATCAGAGGGGAGAGTATAAAACTCATCTCCCTCTCGTAATATTACAGGCTCGACTTGCTCTTGTACCATTGTTCAAGTCCTTTAAATACAACTTCTTCCATATCTTTAAACTCTTTTGAGTGTGCCATATAGCCCAAAAAATGAGTAAACTCATGAGCCAAAACCGATAGTTTTTCGGTCTCAAGCTCTCCGATAACTATCTGATTTTCTATAATGTCAAACTCTCCACCTACTGCACCTCTTCTAAGTGCAAGTGATGGAACAGTAACAGTAAATTCTTGGCTGATATATTCTAGTGCATCTACTAGCATCTTGGGAGGTACCAGAGTTTTTGACTCTACAATCTTACTATTTGGCTCATAGTTTAATTTTTGCAAATCATCTTTATCAGGGTTTTCAAAACCACTCTTATCTATAGTTTTGGCTAGATATAGAGTGGCTTGTGTGGTCTTTCTCATAGCTCCTGTAGAGGCTGTTAGAGAGGCTACATTGGCACGAGTGGACTCAATCATCAAAGCAGATGAGGCACTATTTTGATATTCAAAGGCTTTAGATGTCATTTTGACATTGTTTAGTTGTTCATCAGCCATTCGTATCTGTTGCCCTGCAATGATTGCTATTGCCTCTTTTGTTTTATTTGCAAATGTTTTACCCCAATTTAAGACATAACTCAACTCTCTATAATCCTCTTGTAAGTCATCTGGAGCATTTTTGATTATCCTATAGTAGGCTAACCAGTTAATATGCGATAGCCCCTCAAACAGCAATAGGAGCAAGATTATATATATAATCCTCCAAAAACCACTCTCATCTAACTCTTTGTCTAAACTTGTTGAGATTTTTGAGATTTTTGAAGATATAGAGAGGCTCTTGTCGGTTAATTTGTCTATTTTATCTTGCGTTTTATCTTTGTCTTTTTGTATCTCTTTTAGCTCTTTTTTTGCACTCTGTTGCTGAGTATAAAAATTTCTTCTCTGCCTTACTTGTTGCCTTGTTGGGCTTTTTAGTGCATTTAGCTTTTCCCACTCTTCTGCGTAATGCTCTTTTTGAGCTTCCACTTTTTTAGCTCTATCTTGTAGATTTTTGAGTTCTTTTTGGAGAGTTTCTAGCTGTGAAGCTATACTTTTTGAGCTATTTGATAGCCCTTTTGTCAGTATCCCCTCTGTTGAGCTATTTGACTCCATTATTTGAACTTTTTTTTCTACATTTTTTACACCTGTAATTAGGTATGCAAAATAGGCATGTGAGCCAAATTGAATAAAAAGCAAAATCCACAATATAATTTTTTCTAGTGTTCTGGTCTCTTTGTTTTTTTTGTTAAATTGCCCTAAAAATAGAAATTCTGTTATAAGGACAATAATAAAAGAGATAGAACCTATAGCTAAAGTGATAGTAAAAGTATAATTTTGGTAAATTAAAGAGAAACCTGATATAATCTGTTTTAGGTCAAATATCATGATGTAGCTTGTTATTGGTACTAATAGTGCTAGTGCCAATAGAGTACCTAAGACAATTAAAATCTTGTTTTGAAGATTAAATTGTCCTGTACCTGTTATATTTGATGCTTTGCCTATGTGTTCAATGGTGGGTTGGTAATCGGCATTAGTGCTACTCATGCTTCGCTTTTTGCCATCCTCGCCAACATTGTACTCTCCGAGCTTTTCGTCCATCTTTCCTGAAATAGTGTCTTGATTTCCAAGAAATGAGTCTAGCTCTTCTCTGCTCTTTTCTGCTGTCTCTTTTAAGTCTAGTGTAGGGTCACGCTCATTTTTTTCTATTTGTTCAGACATTCTTACTCCCCTTTATTTTCGTTTGGTTTTTGCTCTTTATTCTCTCCTACTTCAAACCCTGCATTTCTAGCAATATGATTAAAGATTTCATTAACTGCATAAGTGTTAATATTTGATAATTTTTGCTTTTGTGTTATTCCTAATCTTTTAGCATCGATAGGATAGATATAGCTCAATAGTGCCAAACCTATTCGAGATGGCGATAACTCTGCAATCACTCCCTCTATCTCCCAAACTGCCTCTTCTACAATTTTTGCTAAAAGTTTTCTCTTTTCAGGAATAGAGAGTTTATCTACTGTCTTGGGTGCAAAAATTCGTTTGAAGTAATCTATTAGTTCATCTTGCTGTTTGTCAAAATGCTTGTTTATGTCTGTATATAAGAGTTTAATCTCATTTGGCATTCCCTCTAGTTTATCAACGATTTTTGCAAATCTAGCATAATTTATGCTGGTTTGTACGCTCTCATTTTTCTCTTTTACAAATTTGTTGTAATACTTTAACATACCATTTACTGTTAGAACTCTGTCTATATTTGTGACAAGAGGTCTCAATACTGCTTCTTGCTCTTGTTGTTGTTCCTCTGAAAATTGAAATTCTCCATACTTCTCAATTAAAGAGTTTGTTCTTGGTGCTACTTCACCTGCTTTTGCTACTGCTGTACCTGTATTGTCTGCCATTATGGACTCCTTAAAAAAATATATCTACTCACACCCTTTGATAAATCTACCGTGAGATATAGACTTATCAAAAGGTGCTTTTGTTAATTAAAAATTTAGTAAAAATTCAACTGTTTTTTTAAGTAAAAATTCATAACTTTTTTCTAAAAAAAATCGTTTTTTTAGAAACCGTTTTGCATACCATAAAATCGGTGTGCAAAACGGTTTTTACAAAACGGCTTTTTTAAAAAAAAATAGCTGTTTTTTTGGGCTTTTTGGTAGGGGAGAAATTTAAAAACAATTCAATAGATGCTACTCATACTATTTTTAATGCCTCTAGTTTTTTCATTCCAATATTAAGTTCAATCAAAAAAATTTCCCCCACCAAAAAACCCAAGAGTAGAGCCACTCTCCACTCTACACCTTTTTTACTTACTTCACTACTCGGACTGTGTAGTAGCGTAAAATGTTAAATATCTTAAAACTTATGTTTTGTTGTCACAATAATACAATTTGTATCCTTATTAAAACTTTAAAAAAGATACAAATTGTATTATTTTTTTAAATTTTTATCCAAATCTTTGTTTTTTGTTACTAAAGTTCTTTGGGTTTTTGTCTTGAAATCTTTGTATATTCTTTGTATGCAGTAGTATCAAAAGTAGCTCAAAAGCCCTAAAGTGTGGGCTACAAAGAGCATACAAAGCTTTGTATGTTTTTTGTATGGGCTTTTTGGGATAGATTTAAAGCTTTGGGGGGAGGGTTTAAAGCTTTTTGTTTTTTTTGGAGTTGGTTTGTCTGTAAAGATTAAGAGCAATTAGGAACTTTTAGGAGAGTTTTTTAAGTTTCAATAACTATTAAGAGTAGTCAAAAAGAGTTAAGATGTTCCAAAAAAATACTCTTGAGAGTCAAGAGTTGTTTGTAAAAATAGGGTGGTTTTTTGGCAAAAATAGAGGGGGTTAAAAATAACCCCTACAAGGGGGTATAAATAACCCTTTGCTTACTATTAATAGAGAGTATAGAAAGTATAGAGAGGGGAAAAAGTGGGGGATTTTTTGGTGTGCGTGGGGGTATTATTAGGAAAATTCTTCGCTATCGCTACGAATATTTCTATCAAAACTATCGCCTATCGGCTTTGGTCGCTTCGCTCCTAATAGGAAAATTTCCCTACGGTCAATTCTCTTATTGAGTAAAACACTCCTAAGGTCGGTTTTACATCTGTCTGCGACGCTAAGCTGTTTAGGGCAGAGAGGAACTTTTTTTGAGGTGGGTAACTCTTTGGCTCTGAAAACCGTTGATTTGAGCTTAGATAGCTAAAAGAACCTCTTTTGTTACCCACCTCTATAGCTTTAGGCTGTTTAGCTTCGCTCTTTATGCCAATACTAAAACAAAAACAGCTCTAAAATTGATTTTAAGCCCTTTTGGTAAGGGGCAAGTATGGCATGGGGTGAAAAATGGCTTATTTTTGCTTTAATCGTGGTTTGGTTCTAAACCATTTATAACTTTTAGCTCTTTAGTATTCGACCAATGACTAGCCCATAAATCTCCAAAGTATCTACAATATCAGGTGTAAACTCCTCATCATAGGTTCCATGTGTGTTGTAGGAGCTATTTTCACTGATGAGTAGTATCGAGCCTGAACTCATGAATTTTAGCTTTTTGACTGTGAGTCCTGTGGGTGTGTTGACCACATAGCGACCATCACCTAGAGGCTTTGAGGTTGGGTGATATATAGCAATGTCATCATTTTCTAGGTATGGACTCATAGAGTCACCTATCATGACTACTGCTTCTAGCTCTTTGTCCTGGTAGGCTGTAGCTACCATTCGTTTGTCTATAAATATTTTTGTCACATAGTGCATACTATCTTCCTGTACAATTCGTTCTGCACCAGTAGGGTAGCCTTTGGTTACTTTGAGCTGTTTGATAGTGTGTGGTATTAGCTCTTTTGGGAGTATAGGGAGATAGCTCTCTAGGTTGTTTTTTAGTTCATCTTTGGTTATTTCTTCTCTATTTTTTTTACTGTTTGGAAAAAAATCTATTATATTTTCATTAAGTGCTTCAGCTATTTCTTCTATCGTATCAGCTTTTGGAGAGCGTATGCCATTTGACCAATGAGTAACGGCTCCCTTAGTTATACCTAGTTTTTCTGCAATATTTTCAGCTGTTATTTTCTTGTTTTTCATGAAATATTTCATTCTTTCAGAAAAAGTTGAGTTCTCAGATGGTTTTTTCATATTTTTCCCTTAATTTTCTACTCATTTCTACTCAATAAAACAATTTTACACCATATAAAAATACAATATGTATTCTTTTTAATTTTAAATAAAGCATACATAATGTATTATTCTTGCATGACAAAAAAAATACTTAAAAAAATACTTTTGAATTATTTTAAAGAATCAACCGTTGACCACCTATTGAGAGGAACAAGATTAATAAGCATGACCAAAGCAAAGCTAATAAAAAAAGAGCATGGTATATCGCTTGATGTACTAGGAGAGATGTCTGAGTTACCAAAAGATTTAATTAAAGAGGCACAAAAGGAGGAGTAGCCTTATAGAACTCAATAAAATTAGTTGGGTTTTATAAGGTTACTGACTTTGGCACGGCTCAAAAGGGCATTTTCCCTTTTTAAACATCTCACTTGGCTCTTTTGGGTCGTGCCAAGGTCAATGACCGATTTAAGCAAGAGCGAATTGGGTATAGACTCTTGCTTTGTTTACATTAAATAAAACATGCTTAAACATGAAATGTTAACATGACATTGCTTAAAGTATGTTTTATTGCTTTTAAAAGGAGATGATATGCCCCAAAAAACAGTAAAACGACTAAAATTACTATATGGCAATAGCCTAACAAACCAACAAGCTATGATAGAGCTTGGTCTGTCTCATGGTAGAGAACTTGGTGCGATTTTATATACAGACAAACTACCATCTTTGAGTGTTGAGGATATTGCAAAGTTTATAGATAAAAAAAACAAAAAGCTCTCTTTGAAAGAGCGACTCCTTTTAAAATATCATAATGAAATACTAAATATCGAGGATTTTGCTTTTGAGCTAGGGTTGAGCAAAAGAGAGGCTGAAGCTCTGCTCAAGATATATATGTTGCCTTATGGCACTGTGTCGTTTGTGGTAAATTGGCTTAAAAATTATGAAATAAATTATCAAAAGTTTACCAAACGAAGATATTTAGAACTAATGTATTGGCATCTCAAGCTTAGTGCCAAAGAGATAGCAAATATCTTAGGTACAACTCCTAATGTTATTCAGCGACTTATCAATATCAATAATCTTGTTAAGAGAAAAAACGGCATCAAGCCAAAAGGAAAAATAGGCTTCAAGATGTCACAAGAGCAGAAAATCAAACGAAAAAATCAACCTCACGCCAAACCTGTGGTACAGATTTGTCCAAAAACTTTTAAGGTTGTAGCAGAGTATAGCTCTATTGGTAGTGTAAAAGAGTGTGGTTTTAGTCGTGAGAATGTGAGACGCTCTATCAAGATAGCAGGATTGCACAAAGGTTTTTTGTGGAGCTATGCAGGTCAAGAGGAGAGCGTAATCGCTAGAGCCAAAGATGGTGTTGAGAAGAGAATGAAGATGCTCTCTTTTGAGCGACCAACCAAAAAGGAGCTAAAGCAACTCTATAACGATAGAAAGATGACACTAGAAGAGTGTGCCAAACATTTTGGGTGTCATACAGGAACAATCGCTAGTTTGGTCAAGGAGTATGGGCTTAAAAAGTTTACAACAAAGATAGATATAGATGAGCTAAAGCAACTCTATCTAAAAGAGGGATTTAGAGTTAAAGATATAGCCCAAAGATATGGATATACGGTAAGTACAGTACGAACTTATCTGAGCAAAAATAATATAAAAAGGAGAGCGTCATGAGTCAAACTCTTTTAACTTCAACTCAGGCAGGAGCCAAAGTGGGGCTTAGTGCCAAAGCATTCAATGAGAGACTTTACCAAAAGGGTATTTTGAACAAAAGAGGGCGACCATCGCGAAAGCACAAAGGGGTTTATAAACCTTTTTGGGAGTTGCTAGATACTAGGTATGGTCGTAATATTCCAAGTCACTACAATGTAAATAGTGTTCGCTTTTATGAGAGTATGCTACCAGAACTGTTTGTAAAAGTTGAGATAGGAGAGTTGTTATGAGACGCTACTATGGTATTGATTTTTTGGCAATGAAAAAAGTGGGATTAAATCCAACAGAGTGGATGATTTGTGAAGCTGTAGGATATAGTAGTAGTATCTCTGATTCAGGTTGGGCAAAAGAGACTAGAGCAGAGTATGGAGAGTTTTTTGGTATTAGTGCTGATAGAGCTAAAAAAATCATAAGAAGTTTGGTAGATAGAGGATTTCTCAAAAAAAACAAAAAACATCACTTACGCGTTGGCAAAGAGTGGATAAAAGTAACCAATATGAACGGTAAACCAATCCCAAAAGATATGCCAAAAGATGAGCAGTTCCCTTATCATGAAGATGAGTTTGGTGAAGATGAGAAAGCAAGTGTAGAAGATGCACCATCACTCAATCAGGTTAAAAAGAGAGCCAAAGAGCTAACCAAAGAGGGACTATCCAAAGAGCTATTAGAAGAGATAGCAGAGAGCTTTTGGCTCAAGCAGGAGTCTCAACGGTGGGATAAGGTGGTAGATTATGCTCCATTGCTTAGACGATATATTAAAAACTGGCTAAAGAGAGAAGAGCAAAAAGGTAAGAAAGTAGATAAAAAGAAGAAAGTGACCAACCCAAAAACTGCTGAAGAGATGAGACTCTTTTTGAAACAGATGAGTGATGAACAGCGTAAAAAGATAAAAGTAAAAAGAAAAGTAGTAAATCCTTATAACGAAGATGAAGAGAGAGAAGAGATAATGGTTATAAATCATATCGGTATGCCTGTAGTAGAGGAGAGTGGCGAGTATTGTTCGACAACTGATAGCAATCATCTGCTTGAGTGGCTGTGTCATAATTATAAAAAGTTTCTATGATTACAGAGGTAGTAGTGGAGTTTGTGGAGTTTGTTGACAAAGATGAGACCATTATGCTCTATTTTATATACGCTCAAGGTGAGTCACCACACATAAAGCTATGGCTTGGTAAAGACTTGAGTCTCACACGAGTTAAAGCAAATAGAGGGTTTGTAAGGGATATGAGAAAAGCTTTTAAACTTGCAAATCTAATATTAGATGGGAAAATACGAGAGGGGATACCACTTAAAAAGGATTTAGATAAATGAAAATGATTGAAAAGATTTTGGATGGATATTTTCCAGCGTCTATATTGGCAAAAGATTTGGGGATAGAGTCAAAAGATTTTTTAGATACGACACTTGAGAGAGTTGTATTTAAACGAGTGATGTTAGTGAGAGTGCCATCAACTGCTATTCATTATATTCAGTCGGTTGATTATACTCCAGCTCTATTAGAGCCTAATGAGACAGCAGATGAGTATGATTATGTATTAAATATATCAAATAAAGTTCGTGTGGGGTTTTGGAAATGAAAAGATGTGTGATACATGGTATTTATGCAGAGGATAGATGTCCAAAGTGCAAGACCCAAAGCAACAAGAAATACGATAAGTATAAAAGAGATAAAGAGTTAGATGAGGATATAGATGTATGAAAAGTGGAATGATATTTACAGATAAAGAAAAAGAAGAGCTAATCAAAACAGAAGTGGAACTAATAGAACTAGGTTATAAGATAAGCGATAAATTAGGTCAAACTGCTATAGAGACTACTATGCATAATTTTCGTGTATTTTTGGAACGAGCAAAAGGAGAAAAGATTTTTGCCTCTTTTGATGCTGAATATAGGGAGTTTATAATTAAATTGTTAAAGGCTATACCTGAAGAGTTGATACACAAAGCTTTACCTGTTATATTGGGAGTTAGAAAATGAATTTTACACCTTTCAAATTGAAAGATAAAAAATATACCGTTTTGAATTTAAATCATGTTATATCTGTTCGTAAAGAAATGGATTTTTATTATGATGATTATTTTATGCATATAACAACTACTGCTGGTATTGAGAAAATAGAATATTCGGATTATAAAACATTAGAAAAAGATTATGATGCGTTAGTGGAATGGGGTTTTGGAAATGAAAAAGTTATGTCCGAAACACGGTATCTATAACTCTAGTTATTGCGAAGAGTGTGCAAAAGAGAGAAACAGAATGTACGATGAAGAACAACGAGACCCTGAGATTAGGAAGTTTTATGTTTCACAAGCATGGAAAAAAGCTCGTGACCATCAGCTAAAACGCTTTCCACTTTGCATTAAGTGTCAACGACCTGCAACTATGGTTGACCATATAGTTGAAATCCGAGACGGTGGAGAGCGACTTGACCCAAGCAATCTCCAATCAATGTGCAAATCATGCCACAATACAAAGACAGCACAAGAGAGAGCCAAGAGGGAGGGGGGCAAAAATCGCTACAATCAAAGCCAAGCCATGCCGAAGCCCCAAAGACAAATTTTACAAACACCAATTTTCGAGGGGGGGGGTGTTGAAAAGAAGAGGACCAAACCTAAGATAGATTGGGAATCTATAAAATCAGAGTTTGAAAACACCAATAAATCATTAAGGGCGTTAGCTTCAGCGTACAATGTTCATCACACCACAATATCCAAAAAAATCAAAAATGAGGGTTGGACGCGTATAGGCAAAAAGAGCGAAGTCACCACAACAGTCACCAAAGAGGTTACCTCTTTGGCGTATGGCGAGGCGTGGAGTGATGATGCTATAGTAGAGAAATTGAGAAAACAGGTTACAGGGGAGTGGGGGTTACTTTTTTTTGATGTGACCTATGCAGAGATGAAAAAAAAGTATTGGACTTATGATTATTTTTCTCTGCTTCTTGCTGCCAACTTTTATCAGGACGCGATGGAAGCAAAGCTCAATGCTCCTGATGGATTTCTATCAGAGACAGACAAAGGAGATAAATATATATCAGCTGAGTACAATCTTCATATCTCAGCTACAGCCAATTTTATGAAGATAACCAAAGAGCTGGGGCTATCTCCACTCAGTAGAGCCAAAGCATCAGTAAAAGTCGTTGAAAAAATCAAAGAAAACTCACTATTTGAAGCAGTAAGACCAAAGAGGGATAGAAAAATTGAGTTCTAGTAATACACTATTGACACCACAAGAGACCAAAGAGCTGTTATCTCTCCTTGAGGGCAAAAAGCCATTTTATGAGAAAACATTTGAACGCCACAAAAGAGATATAGCAGATGTAGAGAGTGGCAAAAAGCCTCATCTTCGGTTCAATGAAGATATAGGTTGGCGATATGTTGATATACTTGAGAGCTTCAAGCACTACAAAGGAGCTTTGGCAGGAGAGCATTTTGTTTTAGAGGAATGGCAGGTTAAAGCTGTTTTGATTTGGGGTGGTTGGGAAAAGCTCAACTCAGCAGGGGAGTGGATTCGTAGATTTCGTCGTTCGTTTTGGTTTCTGCCAAAGAAAAATGGAAAAACTATTCTTGGTTCAGGACTTGCTATTGCTGATACTATAGTACGAGGCGAAGAGGGTGGCGAAGTTTATGCCTATGCTACAGTCAAAGAACAGGCAAAATTGGCTTGGGATGGCTTTGACCAGCTACTCAAAAACCATAATGAATTAAAAGATTATAGAAAAGTATCCTACTCCACCATCACTTTTACCCACAACAATACAACATTTAAAACCTTTGGTAAAAATAGCGATACAGTAGAGGGGGTATCAGCTACATTTGCTCTAGGAGATGAGCGACATCTACACAAAGACAACTCCGTCAAAGATAATATATCAACATCTATGTCAGGCAGATACCAACCCCACGAGATGGACATAACAACAGCAGGGGTCAATATCTATAGCCCATGCCACCGAGACTATAAACATGCCAAAAAAGTAGTAGAGGGAGTAATAGAAGATGACTCTCTATTTGTATTTATCGCTGAAGCACCACCTGTTCCCAAAGGGGTTCACAAAAGCAAATGGTATGCTCTTGAGAGGGTTTGGGAGATGGCAAATCCAAATTATGGTGTCTCTGTAGATATAGATGAATTTAGAGAACAGGCAAAAAAAGCCTTGACTCAAGTAGAGTATCTCGACGCATTTCTCACAAAAAAACTAGATGTTTGGTCATCTGCATCATCAGCATATATCAATATGGACGATTGGTACAGATGTCAAGGAGAGATTGATACATCAGGGGATTTTGTAGGTGTACTTGACCTCTCTATCGTGGATGATTGGTCTGCTTATGGTAAAAATTATAAAGTCGGAGATAGTTATCATCTATGGACCCGATACTTTATACCTGAGTTTGGATTAGAAGAGAGAGAAAAGCGAATGGGTATTGTACTGAAGCCATGGATAGAGCAAGGGTGGATTATACTCACACCTGGTAAGACGGTAAACCATGATTACATATTTCACTATATCGAAAAGGATATAGATAGTGGTAAGATGGAAGCCTTTTGTTACGATCCATGGAAAGCACGACGAATTGTAAAAAAGATGCAGAAAAAAGGCTATGAGAATATAATCCCAATTCGTCAGGGATTTATGACCCTCTCTGAGCCTACCAAAATGCTATCAGACTTGATAATAGAACAGCGAATAGTAGATGAGGGCAACCCTGTAACAGCTCTACATATGTCAAATCTAACTGTAGTCACTGATGCAGCCGATAACCTAAAGCCAAATAAGGGCGATAGAGATGCAAAAATAGATGGTGCTGCTGCACATATAAACGGTTTAGCCTATTATGTCCATAGTGATGAGGGGAAACAGTCAGTTAGTGTTTATGAGCATAGGGGGTTGAGGGAGTTGTAAACTACTCCTCAACAAGTTTAAAATCAATAATACCACATCCACTTTTAGTAATTTGAGAACGAATCAATCCCATATTAATATTTTTTATTTTTTTTGTAGAATGCTTCTCTATAATTTCATATACAACTCTGGTATTGGAGTCTATTTTAGTACCACTATTTGCATAATGGTCACATCTTATTTCTATATCTTTTACAGTATAGTTACTATCATTCTTAATTGTAAAATCAGCCAATAAAACACTACCAAATCCACTTTTTTGCCATTGGAAATCTAATGATAATCCACGCTTTGCTACTTGTTTCGGTTGTGCCTGAAATTTAGCTTCTGCTCTTTTCATATCCTCTTCAGTAGGCTTTGGCATAATTGCATATAAAATAAAACCTAACAACACTAACCAAGTAAACCAATGTGTTCTTTTTATTGGCTCTCCACATTTAGGACAACTCTTCGCTTTCTTAGAAATCTCTTCACCACAGCCTTTACATTTTGTTAATCTAGCCATTTTGTTCCCTTTAAAATTTAAGTTAATAAAAATTATATCTAAAAAGAGTACAAAAATATGCTAAAATACTACTATATTACTACAATTACATACTAAAGGATTGCATTTATGGCAGAAAAAGAAACTACAGAGACTAAAAAAGCAAAAAAGAGTGATGCTGAAAGGGTGATGCTTACTATGAGTTCTACTCTAAAAGAGACTATAGAGGCAAAATCTAAAGAGCTTGGAATAAGCACAACTCAATATATAATGAATTTAATCATTAATGATATTAAAGGGGGAAAAGTCGCTTTCTAAAATTTTAGAAAGCGAAAAAGTAAGCAGATGATACAAATATCTTACTAAATAGTTATCATTAAATAACTTTTAAGTAATTAAATGTAATCATACAGTTATCAAAGACTTACAGAAAGGTAACAGTATGCAATATATAATCAATTTAGCTGATGTTTGTATAGACCAAAATGTTAATTCAGTAAATGCAAAAGATTTGCATGAATTTATGGGAGTAAAAAGTAAATACTCTGATTGGATTAAAAATCGTATCAAAAAATATGGTTTCATTGAAAATGAAGATTATATCAGGGTAGAGACCAAAAAAGAGGGCAACAACGCCATCATCAAAGAGTATTATATCACGCTTGATATGGCAAAAGAACTCTCAATGGTCGAAAACAATCCAAAGGGCAGAGAAGCGAGACGCTACTTTATCGAAATCGAAAAACAGTATCGAAACAAATCACAACCCTACCTAATCGACGGCAAAGACCCAAGATTTGTAATAGGTGGATACAAAACCCAAAACGCAAAGCTTAGAAAAAAGTTAGAATTATTAGAAGAGATGAATGAGAAGCTTTTAGAAGAGGTCTCACAGTTGGCACTTCCTGCTCCATCAGTTGATGTAGAGCCATACAAAGCAGAAATCAAAAGACTCAATACAAGAATCAAAGGACTCCTTGAAAAGTTAAACCAAGAACATGACCTAAAAGAACACTTCAGCCACATGGCAGGAATTCAAGTTTTCAAAACAGTTAAAATGTTTGGAGTTATCCCAGAGCTACAAGAACTTCAAGCAGATTTCATAGATAACCCAAAAATGTATGCAAAAATAGGAGAAAAGATAAGAGCATGTCAAATCTTACGAGATGAGACCCTCAAACATGCTCAAAGTTTTCGCAAAGAGATGGTATAGAAAACGGTTTCTCTCCGTTTTCTACCCCAAAAACTGCTTTTATCACAAAAAAATTAAAAAATTTTCATTTTTTTTCAAAAATCCTCTAAAACCCCCATAAAATAAGCTTCCATATCACTAAATTTTTTCATAAAATTTCCAAAAAAATCACCTCCCATACCAAAAAAAAAACCATTTGTCAAACGGCTTTTGTTTGCTATAGTTTCAAATATTAAAAAAATATTTTAAGGAGGTGGCAAAAGTGAAGTTTTTATCAAGAGTCAAAAATGCGTTAAGTTCACTTTTCCCCTCTGATAATCTAAAAAACAGTTATGGCTCCAAAGAGTTTATTGAAAAATACTTTAGATTTTCTAATCGTATCTCTAAAACTCGTGCTATGCAGATTACTACTGTTTATGGATGCGATAAAATACTAAGAGAGACAGTTAGCTCTGTATCTTTGCATCTTTATCATGTCGTAGAAGATGGTAAGAAAAAAGCACGAGATACAGAACTGTATAATATCTTAAATCTACAACCAAATCCAAATATGACATCTTCAACTTGGCGAAAAATGATGATACACGATATAAATATGCGTGGAACACATTTTGTACAAGTGATACGAAACAGGAGAGGAGAGGTAATCGCTATTTACCCTCTCCTCCATGACTCGATGGAAGTAAAACAGAGAGATAATGGTGAGCCAATATATATTTACAATACAAGAAATCATGGTCGTGTGCTTGTCCCAAAAGAGCAGATTATCGCTATTTTTTTAACTCCTGATGATAATGGATTGGTAGGCGTTAGCCCTATACAAGAGGTTATGAAAGAGTTTGTTTATGCTGATACGCTCCAAACCTTTGGTCAAAATTTCTTCAATAATGGTGCTAATCCTACAGGGATTTTTAAAAAAGATGGAGTTTTGAATGATGTAGCATTTGAGAGATTGAAAAAAGATTTAGGTGATAAATATATGGGTTTGTTAAATAGTGGAAAACCGATGCTTTTAGAAGATGGACTAGATTTTACGCGTTTGACTATATCAAACAACGAATCGCAATTCCTAGAAGCCAAAAAGTTTAGCAAAGAACAGATAGCCTCTATATTTAGAGTTCCAACTCATCTACTAAATGGATATGATGGTGCAACTTTTTCAAACATAGAGCAACTCTCACAAGAGTTTATACAGTTTACTATGCTTCCTTGGTTTACCACGATTGAGCAGGAGCTTATGATAGGACTTATCCCCAAAAAAGAGCAATCAAAGTTTAAAATTTTGTTCAATGTGGACACTTTACTAAGAGGAGATTATCAGTCTCGAACAGAGGGTCACGCTACTCTATGGAGAATTGGAGCATTAAATCAAAATGAAATTAGAGCCATAGAGGGCAAAAACAAGATTAAAGATGGTGATAAATACTATGTTGAGATGAATATGACAACAACCGAAAATAAACTAAAGGAGGGGCAGTGTCAGGAAAAATAATTATAGATGGAACTATTGGCAAAGATTATTGGGGAGATGACGATACTATCATCTCAGCCAAAAAAGTAAGAGATTTACTAGATGAAGAGAGTGGAGATATTGTAATAGAAATCAACTCTGCTGGTGGTTCGGTTATGGAGGGGATTACTATCCATAATCTCTTTAGGGATTACGACAAAGGTTCAGTAGCAGTGGTAATTGTTGGCATGTGTGCATCTATTGCTACTCATATTGCCTTAGCAGGTGATACAGTCAAAGCTCATGATAACGCAGTTTTTATGATTCATAATGTCAGCTCTTGGGTTGGTGGTGACCATAATGATATGAGAAAGATGGCAAATACACTTGAGGGTCTGACCAAGCTTTTAGCAAAAACTTACACAAAAAAAACAGGTATATCTGAAAAAGAGATACTAAAAATGATGAATGATGAAACATGGCTCTATGGTGCAGAGATAAAAGCCAAAGGTTTTATAGATGCCATTATCGAAACCAAAGATAATAGTAATCGTACAGAGCTAGTAGCACTTGCTCAAGAGACATGGAACTCTACGAAAGAATTTGTAAAATCAAAGTCCAAAGAGAGCGAACAAAGCGAGGCAGAAGCATTTTTAAAGAAATCGCTTCCAACCAATGAAAATAAAATCCGTAGCCTAAAGGCACGGCTTGATTTAAAATTAAAGGAGATTAACAGATGAATGAATTAATAAAAAAAAGAGCAGCCATATTGGCACTTATGAAAGAGTATGTAGAAGAGCATCCAGAGATGAGTGATGAACAAGTTGCAGAATATGAACAACTTGAAGCTGATTATGATGCTGTCGATAATCAAATCAAACGGTTAGAAAAGATTGAAGCAAAAGCAAAATATCTCGATGGCACAGATGAGCAGTTTTTGATGGGTGGTAACAATAAAGATATTGATGATAATGCAAAAGTTTATACTAAAAACTTTTTAGCTTATGCTAGAAAAGGTGATTCGCCTGAATTTAAAAATACACTCTCAACTATTACAGGTACAGATGGAGGATATTTGGTTCCTGATGAGTGGGCAAAACAGATTATCTCTGATTTGACAAAAGAGACTCATGTCCGTAAATTTGCAACAGTTATTAAAACAGGTGGAGACTATAATATTCCTCTTGGTACATCAGCTCCTGAATTTGGATGGATTGATGAGCTTGGAACTTACCCAAAAACAGATGCAAGTTTTGCAAACAAAGTCTTAGAGGCTTGGAAAGCAGGTGGAATTATCAAAGTTTCAGAGGAGTTACTAGAGGATGAAGAATTTAACTTAGAAGCATACTTGGAAGAACAGACAACTGAAGCATTAGCTCTTGTTGAGGGGAGTGCATTTTTGGTTGGAGATGGTGTTAAAAAGCCATTGGGTGTATCTCAATCAATCCATGCTGACAATAAAAAAACAACAGCAGTAACAGATGCTATAACACTTGATGATGTTGAAGATATATTTTTAGCTCCAAAAGCAAAACATCGTAAAAAAGGCAGATGGATAATCTCTGAAAAGTTTTTCAAAGCAGTATTTAAAATGAAAGATGCTGATGGTAACAGAGTTTGGTCTAGTGGATTTAGTGGTAATGAAGAGGGTAGAATTTTTAATAAACCTTATGAGATTGATGATACTTTAGAGGGTAATGCAGGTGAGCCTTTGGCATTTTTTGGTGATTGGTCCACTTATAAAATTGGTGATAGAGGTGGAATAGGTCTAAGAAGAATTGATAATCTCTATGCAGAGACAGGGGAGATTGGATTCAAGATATACAAAAGAGTTGATGGTAAATTAACAAACGATAAAGCTATTGCAATGTTAATCAATAAGGAGGAATAATTTATGGAAAAATTATATTGGCTCATTTTGATTTCTCCTATGGTTATTGGCAAAGAGTCTTATCCTGTTGGAAAAGAGATGCAGTTTAAAGCTGATGATTATCTTGAATTAATAGCAAGAGGTACAGCAAAACCAAAAGACCAGAAAGAGTATGAAAAACTAAAACTAGAGAAAGAAGAGGCTAAACAAGCCAAAGAGGAGCTAAAAGCAAAAGCCATAGCTTCCCTTGAACAGGAGAAACTAAAAGAGAGTGCCAAAGAGCTTAAAAAAGAGCTTGAGAGTACGCTTGAGCTTATTGATGATGAGGAGTTTATCAAAACTCTAATGCCTCGTGACATAAATATAGAGCTAGATGCAGAACTTGAAAAAAAATTTAGTGATATAGAAGATGAATTTAGGGCTAAAGCCGAAGAGGCTACAAGAAATCTAAAAGAGCTTGAAGAGAAAATAAAGAATAGAGAAGAGGAATATGCAAAGCTCTATTCTGACATTCAAACATTGACACTCAAAGAGCTAAGAGCGAAATATCAATAAGGAGAGAGAGTGCTAGAACAATGCCCGATAATTCCTTGTATAGAGAAAGGTAAATGGAAAGTATATGCAGATTATAGATATACAACATCGGGTGGACTAGAGATTGATGTCCCAAAAGGATTTGAGACCGATTTGGCTTCAATTCCTTGGATGTTTCGATGGAGGTTTCCTCGTTGTCGCGTTGATTACGCGACAGCATCAGTGGTACATGATGCAATCTTGACGCTCTATACTGAGCTTGGAAGAGAGTTAGCAGACAAAGTGTTCAAAGAGATTCTCGATATTACTACTAGTGAAGAGGTAGAGGAGATTTTCTATGAGAGCGTGAGTCTATGGACACGAATAAAAAGGTGGCTTGGTGGATAACAAAGATTGGTGGATAGTATATTTTTCTATTTTTACTTTTATAAGTGGTATGTTTTTTGGTTTTTTAGCATGGATGATAAGATTTAAAGAGTCTATTATTAAACATGACAAAAAAACCATATTTATTTTAGCTACTGCTTATACTTTAATATCTGGTTTAGTTGCTAGTTCGACAGCTCTATATCTGTTGCTAGAGATGCATATGCACCCTGTGCTATCATCTCTGTTTGGTTCGATTACTGCACTGTTTACCAAGATGTTAATGCAAAGAGTAGAGAGAAATATCCTAAGGATAAAAAAATGATAGAGAGATATAGCAGTTTGAATTTTTGGGAATTTGTGCTTTTTAGCTTTTTATGCACAGCATTGGTCTATGGTGCTTATTTTTATAAAACTAGAGGAGAAAATAAAAAATGAAACAGATGCTAGAAGAGCTAGGTATATACCTGGTTAGAAAAGTCTTAGAGTTTTTTGTAAAAAAATATGACCTAAAAGATAACAGAGATGGATTGGACTTTGTAGCTAAAAAGCTGGACTCCAAAAACCAACTCTATACAGAGAGTAAAAAAAAAATGACTCTAAAAGAGAAGCTAATAGAAGAACTAATCGATAGAGAGGGTGGATATGTCCATAATTCAAAAGATAAAGGAGGTGCTACAAAATATGGGATAACCTTGAAAACTGCTCTAAAGCATGGATATATTGGAGATATAAGAAAACTTCCCCTCTCAAAAGCCAAAGAGATATATTCTACTACATATTGGGATACAAATAATTTAGATAGAGTAGTAGAGTTATCTCCAAATATTGCTAGAGAAGTTTTTGATACAGGTGTAAATATGGGAGTTGGCACAGCAGGAAAATTTTTGCAAAGATGCCTAAACCTATTAAATAAGACTAAAATAAAAGTAGATGGAGTTGTTGGAGATAAAACTATAAATGCTTTATCATCTTTTTTACAAAAAAGAAAAAAAGATGGAGAAGAGACACTTCTAAAGTGTTTAAACTCTTTACAGGGTGCTAAATATATTGCTTTAGCAGAAAAAGACCCAAGCCAAAGAGAATTTATTTATGGGTGGTTAAGGAATAGAGTGTGAAATTAGAGCTAATAACTCCACCATCATCTTTGCCAATCTCTTTGGAAAGCGTAAAGAGCTATCTAAAGGTTCTTGATGATTTACAAGATGCCGAGATTGAGCTAATGATTGAGGCAAATTTGGCTCATGCTGAAAATATCACAAATCAAACACTTAGAGGAGAGACAACCTATAAATTGACTCTTGAGTGCTTTCCAACCGAGCCACTCAAGCTACCCAAAAATCCACTCATTACTATTGAGAAAATAGAGTATCTCGATAGTGATGAGGAGATGACACTATTGCCAGAGGAGAAATACAATGCAGACAATACAACCATACCTAGTACGATTGAATTTTTGCAAGTTCCACCCACCACCTGTGTAGAGATTACATTTGTAGCAGGTTATGAGAAGTTGCCAAAAGAGGTGGAGCTATGGCTTAAAGTCAAGGTGCTTGAAGAGTTTGACAAACTTCCTGAGTCTGAGCGTTCAAGCTATATAGATAGACTGCTAGACTCAATGAGGATTATTCCTATATGAGACTACACGGACGCAGACTCAATCACATGATTGAGATTCAACAAAAAAAGAGTATCCGTGATGAAATCGGTGGAGAAAAAGAAGAGTGGGAACTTTTCTCAAGAGCTTGGGCAGAAGTCAAGCCCATATCAGGGAGAGAATTTTTCTCTTCAAATGCAATTCAAAACACTGTATCACATCGCGTGATTGTGCGATATATAGATGGGATACTTCCAAGTATGCAACTGTTGCACAAAGATAGAATATTTAAAATACACGCAGTACGAGACTATTTTGAGCGTGAGCGATGGATTGAGATAATGTGTGAGGAGTTGATATGAGTAGTAGCGAACCAAAAGGATTAAAAGAGCTTACAAAAGCTCTTAAAAAGTTTCCAGACAACATTCAAAAAAATGTAATGGTAGGAGCGATAAGAGCAGGTGCCAAACCGATTATCAAACGAGCTAAAGAGTTGGTTCCAGTAGAGAGTGGACTATTGAAAAAATCAATACGAGTAAGAAAGCGACGCGTTCCAAAAGGCTCAACTGAGATAAAGTTTTCCGTCCATGCAGGTGGAGAGGTGAAGTCTTTTGGAACAAGAGCATATCACGCTCATCTTATCGAGTTTGGTACATCAAAGATGTCACCAAAGCCTTTTATGCGTCCAGCCTTTGAGCAAGAGGGTGAAAATAGTATTTCCTATGTTAAAGAGTATATGAAAAAGAGGATACCAAAAGAGATAGATAAGGCAAAAAGATGATTGAACAACTCATCTTTTCCACAATCTCAGCAGGGGTTACAGAGCTTGATGGGCGAGTATATCCGATTGTTGCAAAGCAGAATGAAACATATCCTTATGCGACATATATGGTAGTGAGTGGAATTGATAGAGTATCAAAAAACAAAAATAGAGCCATTATGGCACAGGAGTATCGAATACAAGTGGATATCTATGCCAAAACAGCTCTTGAGGTTAAAACACTTCGTGACACAACAAAAGAGGTGCTATATAGTATGCCGATGCGTCCAATAGCTCTTGCAACTCGTGAAAGCTATGAAGAGGATACACGGCTCTATAGAGTTATGATAGATTTTAAAATTAGAAAACAAGGAGAAGATAATGGCTGTGATTAGTAGTGAAGAGTATGATGTATTTGTAAAAGACAAAGGTGCTGATGATAGCACTTATAAAGGTGTTGGGTGTGTATCTGATATGCAAAATATGCTAAAAAAGGGAACGCGTGATGTCACAACAAAAGATTGTGTAGATAAAGGGAGTGAACAAAGAAAAATTCTTGGCAAGATTAAACATGCAGATGGTTCAATTCAGTATGGATTTGATATTAATGATACTGAGGGCAAGAAAAAACTCTCTGATGCCTTTGATAACAAAACAGAACTAACCCTCAAAGTAGAACTAGATGATACAGGAACAACTCACTCAACATATGTAGAGCGTGATGTTCTAGTCAAAGAGATTGATATTGCTCCAGATGGTGAGTGGACAGAGACAGTTCAGCTTGAGTTTACATCAGCCCCAAGATTTACCCCAGCTGATTAGGAGAGAAGATGAGTAAAAAACAGTCTAATCCATTTGATATATTTACAACATCAGAGCAGACTATCACTGTAGATGCTCTAGGTGGAGCTGAAGTGACTATTAAAACTGCCCTAACTGTAGCAGAACAGCTCAAAGTCGACGAGCTACTCTATGCAAATATGGGAACAACTGAAGATGGTCGTCCATTTTTTAACCCAGCAGACCATGCTAAAGCACAAGTTCAAGCAGTGAGCTTCTTGCTTATTGAACCAAAAATGAGTGTGCAACAACTAAACAAACTTGCAGGAGCAGAAAAGGCAATCTCTGAGATATATGGAAAATATCTTGAGAACAAGAGTGATAAAAAAGTGGGAAACTAGAAGAACATCGTTGGCTTTTTGAACTTTCGCTCAAGATGGGGCGAACAATCCAAGAGCTAGGCGAGAGCATGAGTGTCGATGAGTTGATGCTATGGCGTGAGTATCTCTATACTACGCCAAGCGAGAGTGAGAAACTACGCTATCAGATAGCATCACATACGACACTATATGCCAATATGAATAGTAAAAAAAATTATGAGATTAGCGATTTCTTATTGAGTTTTTCTGAAAAAAAAGAGAAAACTCAAGCAGTAGAAGTTGATGACTTTAGAGCAAAAAACAAGCAAGTAAAAGCTGACTTGCTAAAACAAATACAAGGAATGATATAGTGGCAGATAGTATTGGAAGTGTATATATTGACTTAAAATCAGATACTGCTCATCTAGTTAAAGGTTTCAATAAAGCCGAGCAGGTTGTTAAGCAGACAACAGACACTATGGTCAAGTTAGCAGGTGCTGTAGGAGTTGCATGGAGTGGAATAGAACTCAAGCATCTATTGGACCAACAAGCCGAGCTATCCAACCAAGCCTCACTCATTGCTCAACAGTATGCTATCACCACAGAAGAACTCACAAAGTACCACTATATCGCCCAAAAAGCAGGTGTATCAACTGACCAATTCAATGATGCTCTAAAAGATGCTGGAACCAAAGTCACAGAGTTTCAACGAGAGGGAGAGAGTGCCAAAGAAGCCTTTGCTGCTCTGGGTATTTCTCAAGATTTTGCAAAAGAGAAGATGCAGACTTCATCGGAAGCGATGAAGGTTCTTCTTGAAAAGCTTGAGAAATTTCCAGATGGAATGCAAAAAGCAACTATAGCTCAAGAGATTTTTGGTGACGAGGGGTCAAATGTAATTCGTATTGCCAATCTTGGAGCTGAAGCGATAGCGAGATATACCCAAGAGGCAGAACGAGCAAACATTATCACCTCTGAAGCTTTTGCAATAAAATCAAAAGCATACCTTGAGGCAGAACAACGCTTAGAATCCCTCAAAGGGGGGTGGTCATCAGCCGTCATTGAAGAGAGCCGATTTCTTGAAGTTGGTGAAAATATGTATAATCTTCTCGGTGATGCCATGATGGATTGGACAGAAGATGTCCAAGATGGCAATAGTGTTTTTGTAAATGGACTTGAGGTAATCGCAACTGATGTCAATGCTGTTTTTCCAGAAGTTATAGAAATGGGAGGAATGGCAGCTAATAGTTTTGTTGTTATGGGTGGAGCTATTGTAGATGTTGGGGGTGTAGTAGTCGATTTAGTGGGCGATTTGTTAGGTTTTGATGATACTACCAACCAAAATATCACAACTCTTGGACATTTTGCAGGTCTAGCTATGGGTTCAACTATGGCTTTAGAAAATTTTGCATATATGGTAAAATTTTCTGCGAATGGATTTGAATATTTTGGAGCTTCTATCTCTACTTATGCTATTAGTAGATTGGAGTTTTTACAGTCCAAATTCTACTCATCTATGGCTGTTATATCAGATTTTTTGAGTTTAATTGATGATGATTTTGCTAGTGATGCAAAAGAGTATGAGCAGAAATCTATTAGGTTAGAAAACTCAATGATGCAAACTCTAGCAGATGGCAATGCCAAGTTTGCACAACTAGCAAAAGAGAGAGAAGATATCCTCTCCAAGATACACTCTGCTGATATGATACAAGCCAAAATGGAACAGACTGCCCTTGCTGTCTCTGCTCGTCAAAAGGAGGCATTTGCAAAAAATGATAAAAAACTAAATGAGCAGATGCAGAAAAATCATGAGGAAAATGGCAAAAAATCCCTTGAGATATTAGAAAAGAGCATGAAAAAGCTCAAAGAGATTGAAGATAAAAAAGCCAAGAGCCAAAAGAAGAGCATTGCAGACTCCAAAATTACTCTATCACATCAAAAGGAGCTTTTGGCTCAATCTGAAAAATTAGAAAAAGAGCAATATGAAGCCTACAAAGAGTATCTACGACTCATAGGAGAGAAAGAGAAGTTATTTGATTTAGAAACCGAAGAGATTTTGGAACGCTTTAAGAAGCTTGATTATTCAGAGGAAAAATTAGCAGAGATAGAAAATGCAAGAGCTTTGGAGTGGGAAAAGCAATCTAAGCAGAAACAAGAAAATATACAAAAAGAGATAGACCTTAAAAAAGAGTTCCTAGATATTCTAAAACAAGAAGCTATCTATGCAGGACAAACTATTCTAGCAGACTATGCCCAAACAGGCGATATACAAGGTGCTATACAAAATTATGAAGAGTCCAACGCTCTTCGTGAGGGGCTAAAAAATTCAGGCAACCCTTATGCTATGGCGATAGGCTACGGTTCGGAATTAATTAGTGGTGCTTTGACAGAACCTATGAATGAGTTCCAAAAAATGGAAGCTAATATACATGCTGATAATACTGCGATAAAAGATAGCTTAGATATTATCGCAAATGCACAATATCCATATTTAGAAGTTGCAAGAAAATCAGAAGAGCATTTAAGAAATATCCAAAACAATCTATCTAATGTAGCCAAAGGTTTATACTTTAGTGGTACAGGCACATTTGCTACAGGTTCAGATTTTACACCATCAATTCAACAGAATTGGGGCGACAGATATGTATCAGCAGACATTTTTACAGGTCAAATTTGGGGAATTGGTGGAGCTATTGGAGAGTCTATTGACTTTGCAGGAGATTTTGGACAAGCATTAGCACAATCCTTAATGGGAAGTAAAAAGAAAGAATTAGAAGATGCAGGGATTAGGTTTGGGGAACAGACAGTTGAACATTTTATAAGTGGGCTTGATGGACAAGCGTATCAAATTATAAAAAACTCTTCTAGTTCACTTTTTGGATTAATTAAGTCATCAGATTTTGATACACGCTACCAAGACCTTGACAATGAAGTAGTAAGACAGTTTCAGGCTACTATGGAAAGTGGATATGAGACTATTTTGGAAGAAGGTATATCTTTAGGCTTTGATAACAATACATTATCAACTACTCTAGGTAACCACATAACAGAAGAATTAAAAGCATCTTTGAAAGGAAAATCAGAAGAAGAGATACAGCAAATTCTGTCAGGTTGGTTTGGGAATGAGTTTAACAGAATGGTTGATGAAGCTCTACCTGATATAGAAGCTTTTAGACAAGCAGGAGAAGATAGTTTCACAGCTTTAAATCGCGTCAGTATTGGTTTTGAGAGTGCAAATTATAACCTTGAACGATTAGGATTGACAACTATAAAATTTAGTGCTATTGTTGATGAGGGAAATTTAGCTTTATCTGAATTAAATGCTGATACAAGTGGTTATATCTCAAGTATTCTAAGTGCCGAAGAGCAACGAAATATAAAACTACGCGACCAAGAACGAATATTTGCTAGTATTAATCAGCAACTGCCTAATAGTAATGAAGAGTATCAAAGATTGGTTGAAAGCTTAGATTTGACTACCGAATCAGGGAGACATACATACTCTGTTTTGATAAATAATGCTAGTGCATTTGCTGAACTCTCTGAGAGCATTAATGCAGTAGCTACAAGACGACACAATCTAGCAGAAAGCGTCTTGAGCATAGAAGAGAATGCAAATACTTCGGAGTTTCAGCAAACTAGAAGAGACATTAGGATTTTATCAGCTGATTTAGGAGTTGGAGAAACTATAAATATAGAAAATTTCACAACTTATATGCAAAACGCTAAAGAAGAGGAGTTGGAGACTTATGAACAGTTAGCTCAACTGCTCCAGCAAGACTATGAGCTTCGGCAAAACTATAATGATAGAAGAGTAGCACTAGAAACTGAAGCTATAAACTATACAAGAAGATATTCTCAAGATAATTTGTCAAATCTAGGTGAAGATATAAATAGACTCAAAAAAGAGTTAGATGAACAGTTTATTTCGCTCAATAATTTTAACGAACATCTAAATAGTAATTCAAATGTTGACAATATAGACCAATACGAGGAATTGTTAAGGTTATTAGAGCAACAATACGACCTAGAACAACAAATAGAGCAAGAGAGACTAGAAGCACTAGAGGAGTATCAGAATAGATTAAGTGGGATAAGTACATCTTTTAATGACTACTTTACTA